CTAAGTTCCCTCCGAAATATGCCATCTATGTCACCCCTTATTACTTATTATCTGTTTCTGTTTTTTTCGGTGCTGTTTTTCGTTGTGTTGTACGTTTAACAGGTTCTTTTTTAACCTCTTCATCAGAATTGCTGTCTGTTGGTTTTGTTTCTTTAGCTGGTGCTTTTTCCTCAGTATAGATAAATCCTACACTATTTGCAAACGATTTCTCCTGTTCCGGTGTAAGTCCTTTCACAGTACCGTCTTCTTCTACCTTCACAGTACCATGGATAGTAGCCATTTCAATATTTGTTATTTTAGTAAATTTTAACATACTTTTTATCTCCTTCAAAATTAATTAACTTGTATTAATAAAAAAAGTGGATAAACTAAGTTTACCCACTATTTTGTTGTTATTCAGTTGTCTTATTAAATTAGAGACCCATGTAACGAACGTTCTTGATTCGAGCCCACTTACGAGGTGCACGAAGTGCAAGCGCACCATACCATAATACCGCAAACGTGATTGAGGCATTAATTTGAGCAAGTGGTAACTTCATCATTGGGAGTAATTCGTATAAGTGAATAACCGCTGGACTCATTTCACCTACGAAAACATCAGCTGTTTCTGGTAATTCTTCGTTACGGTCATAGAATACAATCTTACCTGATTCATTCATCTCTTTAACTGGAATACGTTTAACCAGGTAGAATAAACCTGATTCTACACCTTGTCGGTAAACAGAGATGAATTGTGGTTGTTGTTGATACATTGAAGTAATTGTAACTTCAAGTTTAACCGCGTCATCTGCGTTAGATACAGAAGCTGTAACAGCCTCAGATGGAGCTGATTGTGCATCATCTGAATTAACTACCACTTTATAAGTTAAGCCAGTACGTTGAGACTCCTCTGTAAATTGACCTTTTTTACCTGTTTCTACAGTTGCTGTTACTTGAGCAGGTTGTGGTGCGTTTGGTAATGGTTGGTAAGCCTCATCTAAGATAAGTTCTTCATCCATTACAGTAGAACCATGCAATCTAATGAAACCACGAGCAGAGTAGAAACCATTTACACTGTAACCAGTGTTGACATTACCGCTGTTATCTTGCATTAATTGCATCTGACGACCAAGTAATGAGTTAACAAAGTCAGCATGTACACCGATAGGCATATAAGCATCTGTAGCTGTACCGAAGCCTTTACCGATGTGAACTGCCGCCGTATTCAGTAATTTTTCAGTTAACTGTGAACCACGAGCATCAATTACATTATCTTTGTCAATAAGTCGAACCAAACCATCAAATTCAAGACCTTCACTGTCAAGCTCTGCTGTAAGAGAAGCATCTCCATAGAATGAAGCCCACTCAATAGTTTTTGCAACTACTGCGATAGCATCTTCTGTTAAGATTTGTGCTGGGTCAGCAATGTTGTTAACAAGATTTGATGCAATTGACATGTTTTTAGTATCTGAGATGTATTTCATAGTAACGGTTTTTTGACGGATGTTAGGGTCTGATACTGGAGCTACCCCAATTTCACGAACAAAACGTGAGTGTCCTACTGCACCATGACGTAAGTATACGTCGTACTTCTGTACTGTTGATTGAGCTGGACGTTTAGCAATATCGCGGTAGAATACTAAGTCCTCATTACTCCATGTAAGCATTGTAATTTGGTCATCGAGGATTTCACGACGTAAAGCACCAGCATCGATTTGAGTATCAGGTGTGATACCATAGCCAGTTTGGTAGGATTTTACAATTTTCTCACGGAACTCGTCTGCAACTTTGTTCTGGAGTTCAGTTAAATCCTTAGTTTGAGTATTAGTCATTAAGTTAATCACCTTTCGTTATTCGTATTTTATCAAATCATTCGGCGGGATTTCCGCCGAATTAAATTTTTTATTGATTACACTGTATAATATAACACAACTTTGTCAATTTATTAGTTATCAATAAAATCTTTTACAATTTGTAAATCATGAGCTGATTCATGACCGGGGTTATTACGGATAGCCAGGTATGCCTGTTGTGCTTCGTAAATCTTACCTACATTACGCTGACGGTTACCTGCAACAGTTTTAAATTTATCCATGAAATCATTAAACAGTTTAGGGTAATCTTCAGTATAACCTTCAGTATCTACCTCTTCACTATCCTCTGTAGATGCTTCTGTATCAGTACTTTCACTTACCTCTTCATCAATCGTAACAGATTTAGAAACAAATCCTTCTGCGTCATCTGTTGATTTAACAACAGAATCTACTGATTTTTGAACTGATTCGTCCTCACCGCTTGTATCTTCTTCTTCCTCTGCATCCGCACTTTCTACATCTTTAGCAGAGAATGATTTTAAAATTGTGTCTGTTGTTAGAACTTCTAACTTATTATTGATATTTTCAACACTATCTGTTAAAATAGCAATATCAGACTTCTTCACTGTATCTAGTGTCTGATTACTTAAAAGTTCCAAAGATTTAAATACAGTACGAAATCCTTTCATAATATCCTCATCTGTTAAAGATTTAGATACTTCATTTTCACGCTTTTCTTCTGTATCCTTAGCTTCTGTGTTATCGCCTTCTTGAGGTTCAGCTACTTCTACCTCATCTGCTTCTGGTGATTCTTCTGAAGGGACATCAGTACTTTCTAATTGTGTTTCACCCTCAACAACTGTGTCCTCATTTAAACCTTCAGACATCTCTTCAGAACCTTTAGCTGTCTTCTCTACTTCCTCTGTCTCAGGTAATGTAGGGTCATTAACTGTATCTTTAGCTTGGGAAGTAACTGCTACTTCCTCCATTGCGTTCTCCTGATTCTCTACTGATTCATTTACAGCTTCGTTTGAATCTGGATTTTCTACACGGTCTGTTTCTGCTACTTGTTCTTTTGTTTCTTCGACCTGGTTAGCATCAGACTCATTAACATTGTTCTCTGCTTTAGATACCTGTTCGTTAAGTTTGTCATAATCTTCCAGTAAATTAGTAAACTCGTTACCCATTATAAAGCCTCCGTATATTTATTGATTTTCCAGATGTTTTCTCTTAATATCCATTACAGCTAGTTCAGCATCTTTACGAGATAATCCTCTCGCCAGCTGTAATGTAATAACTGATTCCTCAAAACCTAAGTCCTCAGATTTATTCAATACTTCGAGAATACCATTCCAGAATTCATTTTTCTGTTTTAAATTCCGCATCTTTGTTGCATAAGTAAGCTTAGTTATACTTGAAGCTATTGCCTCCCGTCTAAGCGCTCCTGCATCAACTTGAGTGTCCGGTGTAATACCGTCACCTGTTAAGAAACTCTTCATAATAACATCCCAAGATGAATCTGTATTAGCGGGTCGTTTAGTAACTGCCATGCCTGTAATCATAACACCTTCAATAATACGGCTGTCATTCACATTACGTTCCTTTACGCTACCTTCAATAGAAAACCCAAGCTTGCGTCCTGTGCCAGATTTCTCTAACTTCTCAGCCAGGTCAATCATTTCCTTGGCATAAGGATTATCTTTAAATAGCTTAGCTTCCACAAAAAGTCCTAGATTCTCATCGACATAACAATTTTCAGTAGGGAATCCAATAATTTTATCGGGCTGATGCTCATAATTAATATAGCCAGATTGCGTAAAGTATTCAATATCTATACCTTTTGGATTTACAATATCATTCTGTACATCCAATGACGGTGAAGATGCTAGCCCTTTAATTACATAAAATTCAGATTCTGTTCCTGTGGTTACTGATTTGTTAATATCGATAGGGATGAAAGTATTGAACTTCATATCTGTGTTCGTCACCTTAGTCACCATCCAATTATCAATCTAACTATAATATAGCACAATATACACTAATTAGTGTATATTGTGCTACTTTCATTACTTATCTAATTATATCATGACTTAACTCATATACCAAATTTATTTAATCTGTAGGCTTCTGGAAGTCACTTGGCTTTTCTCCGCCACCCTGTTTAGCACTGTTGGCATTCTGTTTGTCTTTCATCTGACCGTCTTTGCCAACATTAGTTTTGGGTTT